AAAGTCGGTGCCACAATTGGCTGCATTGTTCAGGCCTGACGATATGTCACCGGTGTTGGGTAGCAACAATCAAAAGAAACCCCTGGGCCAAAACATGTTCGGTGATTCAGTACAGCCTGTACGTAGTGCGTTGGCTGAACGCATGGCTGAAATTGACGAGGATATGTTGAGCAAAGTCAAGAAGGATCTCACACAGTATCTAGACAAGTTGGAACAAAAAGCCAAGCAAGAAATACAAGACAAGAATCCAGCCAAGCCTGACGATCAAGATGACTACGAAGAAGCCGCACAAGAAGAGTCCCAAGAACCCATGCTGAGTGGTACTGCCATGATGACGCCTGTGAGTGTGGGCGAATGTGGCCCTGTAAAGATTATCACACTGGAAGATGGCACATGTTTAGAATGCTGGGGGGATCAACACCGTGGATTTGAGATACGCCATCAAGACCGTGTGTTGCCCAGCCGGTTTGGTACATTAGATGAAGCCGAAATGGCAGTAGAAATGTTTCGAGCACATCGTCGAGGCCTGCCACAAGACCCCAGTGAAGATTACTTAGAAGAAGCATAATATGATCATAGACGATTTTTCCAATCCCAAACGCAAACTCACTGTGTCCGAAGCCTCTGCTGCCAATGATTATTTCACCCGTCGCAAGAGTGAAGAAGATCGTATTGCCGGAGTCAAAGCACCTGCCAAGAACAAAAAGAATCCTGCCAACACTGACTACTCTAAAAAGCGTAAACAACAAGATGTAGAGGAAAGTGGTCGTCCATTCCGTGGTACAGGTGGTAGATTCAATCGCGGCGATGATGAGCGTCACGACCTAGACCCAACTGACTGGTACATTGTTAAAGACGGTAAGTTGTTCGCAGCATCAATTTATCCACGACAAGTACAGCAAGCAATAGCACAAGGATTCTGTCGTACTAAAGCTGAAGCTAGAGCACGAGCTAGTTCTCAAGGTGTGGCGGAAGGTGAAGGCAAGACACAAAAGTACGAAATGATGATGCGTAATGGACAAGTGAAGAAGTTCATTGCCAAGGACGATGCTGATGCCAAGCGTATTGCCGCCGGACACGGTGCTAAAAGTGTCATCAAGTTAAGAGGTGGTGTGCCTGCTGGTAAAGTAGCCGAGCAAGGTGTGGCGGAAGGTGCAACATCAACTCCGGCAATATATGTCAAGGGTGGTGGAAAGTATCCAGGTATGACTATAGCTCCAAAGGGATGGACCCGCATTCGAGATATCAAAGACGAAGGTGACTCTTATTTTGTAATGGTCGGTAACGACGGCAGCGGCTGGAACTTTCTCAAAGACAAAGTATCTCCACATCAGATCAAACTAAAGAACGGTATGCCTATTACAGCTAAACAAGCATTTATGATGTTTAATGGTTGGACTCCTGATAGAGAGCAAGGTGTGGCGGAAGGCAGAGTTGCCCAACTGCCAACTCACGGTGCGGATTATAGCAAGTACGATACTGATCATTTGAAAATGATGTTGCGACCAGGTATCTTACATCGTGATGAAGCGAGATTCAAGGCATTGATTCGTAAAGAATTACAGAAGCGTGAGCAACAAAGCCAGCAAGGTGTGGCTGAAGGCGCTCCAGAACTATTGAAGAAAGAAATGCCACTACATCGTCATGCTGAAAAATTATTAGCACAAAATGGCGTCAGTAAAGATGATCCAGATTATCGCCATCATCTTGGTAACACGATAAAACATCTTCGTCAGTTTGGTAACATTGATTTGATTAACAACAGTGACGAGCAAGGTGTGGCGGAAGGCTCTGAAGATCCACAGTCGGAATTAAAACTGATTAACCAAAAACTCAAAGATGCGTATAAACACATTCGTAACAATTCTTCTGTGTCAATTGGTTGGTATATGTCAGAGGTAAAAGCATTAAACGCACGCCGTGAAGAATTGATTAAACAATTGAAGCAAGGTGTGGCGGAAGGCTCGACAGAAAATGCAGAAGATCTGCATATTGGTGATCCTGTGATCATCACTGGCCCGGGCATTGAATTTGAAGGTGCAACAGGTGAGATTGTGGACTTTGGTCAAGACAATCGTTTTGTTGTGGTCAACTTGTACAATCACGGTCGACACAGTTTCCATTCCAGTGATGTCAGCTTCAACGAGTATGCAGGCAGCGATGATGAAGAAGCCAGAATGCATGATGCTGGAGAGTTTGGTGATGACTATCGCGACGAAATGGATGAAGCCGGGAATGCCAACAGCGGACGTCGTGGTCCAAATTCTGCTCCTGACAATACGCCAGTTAAACCAGGTAGAATAGAAAAACTCAAAACTAGAATTAAACATCATGCTGACTCAAGTCGCTATGGTGGGTATGAACCCGAACACGACGACGATCAATTGCTGACTACACAGCAGCGTTGGAGATTGAACAAGGCAGTTACCCCAGATCATGACATAGATGAAGCACGTATGAGTGCCGCACAACGATTGAGCACGGCCTGGGATCGACAACGTGCCAAGAGTGATGCCAGCTTGGCAAGAACTCCTGGCTCAATTCCCAAAAAACAAGAACCCAAGAAAGCAGACCCTGTACCAAAGACCGTGAGCGAGCATCGTGTGCAACGTCGGGCACTGATGGCGCAGATGTTAAACGGACATTGAGTTAACCAAACCACTTGCATATAGTCAACACAGTTGCTATAATGTATTTTTACTGGAGAACTCTATGGACAATCAAAAAACATTCAATGGCGATCAGAAAATCAAGCTGATCCAAATCATCAACGAGGGCATGCAAGTCACCCAAGAAATTGAAACTCTCACCGGCGGTCTCAATGACACCATCAAGGCCATTGCTGAAGAATTGGAAATCAAACCCGGTGTGCTGAAACGAGCAATCAAGCTGGCACACAAAGCTGAGTTTGGTCGAGCCAAACAAGATCACGAATTGCTGGAAACTATCCTGGAAACAGTTGGTCGTATACTCTAACGATTTGTGCAGTTATTGAAATGATATCTTTTCAGTACATTACCGCCAGATTTTCCACAATGCGGGCAAGTTAGAATCTTTTGCGATTTGCCAAGATTAGTAAGACCCGCAGCTCGCGCACTCTTGCTAGAGAATCCCTCATTTCCGCGAATCAGACGCCCGCTAACAAACCCATTAGGACATTGTTTTGCTTGAACAGATACATTGCCATTATTATACCAATGATTTCCGATGTTAGCTTCGGACAACTTTTGCCGATGTTCGGTAGTTTTAGGTCTTGATTGTGCTAAACTAATTGCTTGTTTATGTTCAGTAGTTATTGCCTTGGACTTAAATCTATGTTTGCCATAGTAGCAACTTTCATTTATCAACATTGGGTCGCTCCAGTGTTCAAAAATAAGTTTCTGCTCAAAGTCATAGGCTGAGTCAATATCAAAAAACTCGGCTACCACAACCCAATCATATTCTAAAAAATTTTGTTTTATTAACTTCTTAGATGTTTTATATTTTGGTAAATCAAGATGTGACAGCCTATTGTGTTTTAGATTGGCACCACGATATCCAATATAGAATTGATTGGTTACTTTATGTGTGCAGATATAAACGTAAGGCATTGCTTTAGACGATGAATAAATAAACATGCTGATAGTTCCTTATAAACTGTTAGAGCGGGTGGATGTTGTCGCATCGCGACCTGCACTTTTATTTACCAGAATGCTGTACTTTTTAATTTATTAATGCTAAAATATATGCATGAGTAATACGTTGTTTAAAATTTTTAGATGGATACACGATGACTACACCAGTTCACCTGTTCGTTTTATTGTGGAAATTGCGGCTTGGGCAATTAGTGTTGGATGTTCAATCACTATGGCCCTCACTGTACCTATCCCTCCTCTTATTGTGCTATATCCTATTTGGATGGTTGGCTGTATTATGTACGCTTGGGCTAGCTACACTAGACGCAGCTTCGGGATGCTTGCCAATTATATATTGCTAGTATCAATTGATACTGTTGGACTAATAAGGATGATACTTAATTGAGTTACGTAGCCACCTTATCCCCGGCAGATAATAAAAAGGAGAATTATCATTAGTTATGTGGACTGTTTATATGACCGAGCACACGATCGAATTCACGTTGTAGAACGCCGAGATGGTCGACGGGTATATCAAGAATACCCAGCCAACTATGTGCTTTACTATGACGACCCACGTGGCAAGTTTCGTAGCATCTACGACACGCCTGTAAGTAGATTTTCCTCACGCAACAACAAAGAATTCCGCAAGGAAGTGCGTATGCACTCCAGTAAGAAAATCTACGAAAATGATATCAATCCAATCTTCCGTTGTTTAGAGGACAACTACAAAGGCCAAGACGGACCCAAGCTACACACAGCATTTTATGACATCGAAGTTGACTTTGATCCAGAACGTGGATTCTCACCTGTAAGTGATCCATTTAACCCAATCACTGCTATCTCAGTATACATGGATTGGCTGGATCAGATTGTGACATTGGCAGTACCACCGCGACACATGAGCATGGCAACTGCTAAAGAAATTGCCGCAGAGTTTGACAACTGCTTTATGTTTGAAAAAGAAGCAGACATGTTGAACACATTTCTAGAC